TCTCTAACTCTTATACCTCTAGATTTAAAACCTGCTGGTAAGTTAGCTAAAGTACCGGCATCAAGTAATTGTCTTAATGCTGCAGTAGCTGTTCTAGTTAACCCACCAATCATGTGGATCAGACCGAAACCATAGAAACCTGTGCCTGGTAAAAATTTAAATTGTACAAAGTACTGAATTTTTTTCTTTATTGGATCTGTTGGTTGATAGTTTCTTCTAATAGATAAAATTTTATTATTGGATTGTGCAATCGTTACAATATAGGGAAGTTTAATTCCTGTAGGTTCACCATTCTCATCTAGATCTTCATAGTTATCTAAATCTAAATCAGTGTGTACTTCTAAAAGAGTATATTGATCTTCTTGTCCGTCTTTTGAAATTCCTTCTAATTCTAATTTTTTATCTTCTAATTGATTTTCTGTAACAGGAGGTTTGCCTAAATCTATATCTCTATAAAAACCTGCAACTTGTTGTTTACGTAAATCGTTTTCAGAAATTTTTACAACATGAACAATAGCTTCTGCATCTTCTAAAGAGTTTGCAGAGTATGGAACAATTAAATCGTCCGCCGGTACAAATTTAGAAACGGCTCTACCCAAGAGATCGTCATAATAAACTTTCTTGAAAGTAGAGCCGGACAGGGGAAGATAGAAAAGCATTTGATCAAACTCTGGTTCATATTCTTTCATCTGATCCATAATTTGATAATTCATAAAATCTTTTACTCTATTGGATTGATCTTGTTTTTGAGATGTTACATCTCCTAAAATTTGTGCACGCACAGGACCATCTGCTGGTAATAATTCTTTGTAAGCTTGTGCTTGAAATTGTGTTACCGCTTCTGCTAACACCGGGTGGTTAACACCTGATGCGCCTCTAAACGGTTCTGTTCTTCTTTCGTATTTGAAACCTAATAATTCTAAACCTTCTCTGTAAGACTGTTCCCAGTCTCCTCTTGATTCTTTGTATTCTGTGTATTGATCATATAGTTTTGAACCTAATGAATCTAAAACATCATCACCTAAAAATTCTGCGAGGTTCGCGAAATGATCTTCACTTCCGTCTGGTGAAGCAACACTAGGATCAAAAGAAACTTCAGCACCACCTTCTTCTGTCATTTCAATTTCGACAGGTCCACCTTTAGTTTGTACTTCTTCAGCTTTTTCTTTTACTACTTCTTCGATCTCCGCTTGTCCTGGAAGTTCTACAGTCGTTTTTTGATTGGGTAAAGATTTATCTATTGTAGCCATAAGCTATTTTATCCTTTATCTGTAATTGTTTCAACACCTACATCAGTAGTATCAGGTGTTTCTTTTACTGTCAAACTCTCAATGACTTCATTCATTAAAGCTGGATTTGACTTTTTGGGTTCATCAATCGGTAGTGGGTTTTCTGCAGCCCATGCTAATAATTCTGCTTGCGTTACAGGTTCATCATTTGCTGTATTAACAAAAGCTCCAATAACGTCGTTGTATTTTATATTCATTTTACTGCCTTTTTAATTTTACCCACCATTAAACAGATAGGTTCTAAAATCTTTCTATATACTCTTCCAAGGGCATGAGTCTTACCTTTCATTTCTTGTTTAAGATCTAGTGTTCTATGTCTTGCGATGTGTTCTAAAGTTTTCTTAACTACTTTGTTTAATTTACCTTCACCTTTAGCAAATTTAACTAATGGTAAGAATATTGTATGATAACCTATTTCATATTCTTTTGGTAAATCTCTAGAGTGTTTTAACCAAATTTTATTTCTAAAGTTTCCAAAGCCATAAGACTCGTTCATCATAGTACAAACTATTTTACCACCGCCTCCTGATTCTGCTCCTCCATCTGCAACGTCGATATCTGTTCTCGTTCTGCCTCCGGTTATTCCATAGTCTACACTTCTATTTCTATCTGATAAAGCTTCGCTCTCACCTATATTAATAGTTCTATTAATAGCATCTTTAATTTCTTGTTGTCTTGCAAGGGATGCTGCTGTTTGTGGTATTCTTCTATTTTGAATAGCAGTTAATCTATTTCCTAAAGTTCCAAGTGCACCTAATCCAAAAGCAGACCTTTGATTATATCCTTGAAGTAATCCGCCTGGTCCATATAGACTAGATGTATAAGACTGTTGACTTGGAGTCATTCTATTAAATCTATCTGTAGAATATCCATATCTTGCTGGAGCTATACCTCTAAATAAATTTCCTACTCCTTGTCCTAACATTTTTGTCAAAGATTTTTCACCTACAAAAGGAAGATAATCTTCCAAATCTAATTTACCTATAAAATTACCAGCACGTTGAAACATATTTAGGGATGGTTGGATGTCAGGATTTATTCTAGTACCTAAATCCGCTTCTAAATCTCTACCTTGAACTTTAGTTCTTGTAGGTGTTCTAAAGCCCTCGTTTGCATCAACCATAATACCTGTTGTAGGACTTATTTCTGCAGCACCTGCAGGTGTAAAAAATAAATCTCCAATGTTTGTATTTCTAATTCCTGAAACTAAATCTGCTGCTTTTCCTCCTAAATTATAAATAGATTGTCCAAGTGGTGTAGATTGTAAAACGCCTGCACCTCTTTCTATAGCAGTTGAAAATGGCCTCTCATCCATAAAAGCATCATAAAAACCTTTTACTCCCGATCCAGGTTCCATTCTTTTATCTGATATTATTTGAGCTGTCTCATAAAAAGGACTTGCCATAATAGATAAAGGAACTCCTGCATACGTTGCAGCTTGTCCTACAACATTGCTTACTGGATTATCACCTAATAATTCTTTAGTTTTATCTTGAATAAATTGTCCAGCAGCTTTATTTGAGGCTATATTATAATCAAAAGTGGTCGGAGCTTTCACAGATTCCATATAGTCTTTTGTATATGTATCCATCGCTGGACCAGAAAAAAACTTATCAATAGTTGATCCAATTATATTATCTCCACCATTAGCGAATCCTATTCTTCCACCATCTTTCTTTTCTTCAAATAAAACTTCAATGCCTATCGCACCGCCGTCCGCTCTTCTATTTCTAAAAAATTTTTTATAATCAAACTTTGGTTTTGGTGCATCTTCAACGCCGCCTTCATCATATCTTTCTTCTACTTCATCGATGATTGTTTGTTTCTCTTTACCTTCACCTGATAAACCTAACTTCTCTGATATCTCAATCATTCTTTGTCGTTTATCTCCACCTTTACTTTTACCCACCTCTTTCATAATTCCTGCTTTATCTTCTTTTGATAAATCTGCTGCTTCTTCATCAGTCATCTCATCTAAATCTTCAAGTGTAATGCCGGCTTCTTTTT